ATTCGACGTTGTTACCATTCCATGACATGCCATTGTGTTGACGCCAAGCACCTTCGCCGTGATAATCAATGTATTCATCTTTCCAAATTGATACAGAGTTAACGTAATCCTGTATTTCAAGTAAGGGTTTCATAAAGTCATATTGCCACGGATGCAGTGTACCAGCTACTGCGCCCGCTCCTTGTGGCCATCCCATGACCACAGAACAAAAATGATTTAGATAATCTAGTTTAACGTATAGATTGCCGCCACCCATCAGCTTCATAAAACATAGGTAATAGATATTATCACCTAAGGTACCAAATATGGTATGATTTTTCATTTTACTATATGCGCTTGGTATCCATCAAACAAGCCTAATCTTTGTTGCAGACTGGTGGCTGGCCAATGTATAAGCCAATCGCCTACTTCCCAATTACCATGTTCGCCAAATCTATCCTGTCTAGTCGGATATCCGCCGCCATATAAACTATACTCATAACTGTTCATATGACGTTGTGGTAGGATTTTTACTACATTTTTAAATCTATCACACACTACGATGTCATTGCCAAAGGGAAAATGTGGAGTGGCATTGGGATTTCCACCACTGGGTAATCCACAAGCATAACAAAGTGCTCGTTGTTCTTGGTCCCAATGCTGCATACATTCTTCTTTTAAACTCAATACATGATCAAGAAATTCCATACCTTCTGGAGTATTTCTAGCTAAAAAACTATCAGCATTGATGCCATTTGCGTCCACGCTGATCATAAAATGATAGTTGTTATCGATTTTATCTTCAATTTTAGTTGTGAAATTCATAATCATGGCGTCACAGCCAGTATACCAAGCCCATTCAATTTCTGGATGTTGTTCAAACATTTCTTTGGTATGATGTATCTTTTCAAAACTATTCATTGGATTTGTGGTGAACTTATCCTCTGTTCTCTGATCACAAAAATAGCCGTGTTGCTCTGCGTAGATTTTTTTATTTCGATCCCAAGTTCTTTCGGCTAATTCTTGAAATCCATTATTGTTAAAGCTCAGCAAGGCGTGCATTATTGGTATCCTATTAAATTAAATTATATTTATAGTTTTAATATTAGCTGTTTAATATAAATTTTATCTTAGGTGGATTAAACTTTTTTTCATAAGGATGTCTCAACAACAAATCAAAAACTCTACGACTGGGATTGCTAGAAACTTGTAATTTATGATTCACCGTTACCAAATGTGAGTAATGTTGGTCATAATAGTTTTTAATTTCTTCAAAACCAGTATACTTTGTTTGTTGTGCAATAACGGGATATTGAGCATTTTGATAAGATTTAAATTTTTTTAAATAGCGATCCGTTGAATCAATCTGTTCAAATACATCCACAAAAGAATATGCTAGTTCAGGAGTTTCTAAAAAGAAAAATCCAACAATAGGAGTGTTTGAAATTTTTGCGAATCTTTCTATACCCAACAATGTATAATCTAAAGGGATTTTATCAGTTATAAAATTACCACTAAAAATTCTAGTTCCAGATGTGACCATACTGGCAATTTTCATATATGTACAGATTTGCGGACTACTACATTCATATGTATTGGCCCAAAAATCATACTCTTTTTCTAAAAATTCTAATAAATCAAATTCTATAAACGTTATAGGTATTTGATGTAGTAATGAAAATTCTTCAAGTGTTTTTAAATCATGGTCATTTGAATTAGAATTATACCTAACAGACAATGAATTAAATTTATGCCCAGACTTATGCCAAGCCCATAACATAGCTTGACTATCGACTCCGCCACTCAACATCAATGTGTATGGTGGTGGATAATTTTCAATAATATAGTTCACAGTGTGTACTCCAGCATCCATCGGGGACATCTTGGACAGTACCGTAGTTTTAAAATCTATGATTAAATCGTTGTTTTTATATTTTATTTTATACCAACTCATTTAAAGCTTTGCAAATCCACCAGGATTAGTGTCTTGAGCCAGCGGTTCAAATCTAATGGGAGCGTCTGGTATTGCTAATATTGGATCATCAGGCTGAATTTGAGCTTCATCAAAATTAGATGCTATTATTCCAATTTGAATTCTAACATTTCTAATTTCATCAAATATATCAGTAATTTGTATTAGAGACTCAAAAGTTTTGCTTATTTCACCGTTTGATAATTCATAACTTCCAGCAATAGTTCCAGATAAATCTAGATAAAACCCATTAGGTAAAGGATCAATAATTTCTACTTTTTTAGTAGTGATCGAATTAAAAATTGTAACCACTCTTGATAATACGCCAGATTTTATTCGAGCTGCATAATAATCTAATTCTTCTACCAAGTGTGATGATGAATTAGTAGCTAATGTAACTATATAATTTTCTGATTCAACATACTTAGGATTAGTTAAATCTAATATTTGTGGTCTAGATAAGAACCAAAGTTTTATGGCTGAATCATCTTCTCTTGGTCTTTGATAGAATTCTGGTAAAGTATAATCATCATATAATATATCAGATATATTATATGCTAGAATACAGGTGGCAATTGCCGCAGACATACTTGTACCATTAGCATACCCATATTCGCCTTCCAATGTTGCAACTCGAATCTGTTCGCCTGGCGCCCAACCGTCTAATTGACCTGTATTAACAGCTTCTTTATTATTTTCAATAATTGATTCATTAGAATAATTTGAAAAATCACTTGGCTCTAAAGATTTATTATATGAACCAATAACAAAAACTTTCGACATCGATGCAGGTGTAACATTTTCAATAGGTATTCCGCTATTTCCAGCTGCTGCAATAATTTTAATTCCTTGATTTATTAAAAAACGAATTTTAGACTCTATATAACTATTTTTAGCAATTTGCCAACTACAATTTAATATTGCTGCCTTTTTAGGATTTATTAAAAAATCACTCAAAATAGTATCTAATGCAGATATTACGTCACTTTGTTTTGTTATATGATTACGATCAAATATCTTAACGATTTTTAAAGTAGCATTAGTCAACCCACAGCTTTCACCTGAAATAATACTGGCTATAGCAGTTCCGTGCCCATTGACGTCTTCATAGCTATCATTAAAAGAAAATAAATTAATTATTTCTGAATTTGACAAATCTGGATGCGAATTTTTTATACCGCTATCCATAATATATACGTTTACACCTTTGCCTTTACGTGATATGGAAGTAGTTTTTGATTTATTGTCGTAGACAGTTGACCAATCCTGTATGGAATACACTTTCCACCAATTTTCATCATTATCTACTGGAAAAGTAATTGATGGTAAATTTGGGTTACTTGTTAAAAAATATTTATTAAATGGTACAATTTCTCCTAATGGAGCGATTTCAATCTCATCATCATTGATGATAGATTCAATTATATCAGTCATAGGGAGTACAATATCACTTTCAATTAGGTATACTTTTAAAAAATTATCATATACTTTAAGAATTTTACAATTGTATTCGTTTAAGTATTGGTCGATACTGGTAAAATCAGTATCATCTTTAAAATCTAAAATATATTTCATAATCATCCTTAATTATAATATGTCACTGATATTTCTTGTTTTTTAAAACTTGGAAATATAAAGTTATCGTTACTATGATGTGTTCTAGAATTTATCTCTAAATTTTTGATACCAATACCTAACATTAATAATACATCATTTTCTAAATTTAATAGCTCTTTTATTACCTGATTGTTAAAACAAGCGCAAAACCCTGTTAAATACCCCATAATATGCGATACTATATTTATATAACCAGAGGCAATACCCACTGCCATGTAGGCATCCCTTAAAAAAAGATTAGATTCATTTTCTTGAGTTTGATTAGCATATATGGCTGTATGGGCGAAATTACTTGGTAATTTGTGTTCAAATACCAATAAAAGATTTGCTAAAACTTGAGGATTTGTGTGTATTAAATTAAATCCCACAGTGTTTTTGTGTATTTTTTCAATGATGCCCCTATTTGTAATAGCATGAATTTTATAATGTGCAATATTTTGTTTACTTGGGCATTGGGTAGCAGCCGTTATGATTACATCTAGATCTTCTTTTGAAATTTCTTTAGATAAATCCCAATTCCTTTGACAGTGTTGACTTTGATAAATTATATTTTTTAGTTCAGTTTGATCAACTACCATTTTCTTCCCTACCAAATTTTAAATATTTATACTATTTTATTTTACAATGCCTAATCAAAGTTTTAAGGCTTAGCTCTGTACACATTATATTCATAACAAAGCATATGGAATTATCAACAAAGCTAAAAAGAGAATGTACCTTTGTTGTATTAATGAAATATGCTTTTCCTAGTTCAAAGTAGGTCAAAGAACCGTCGTGTATCCATTCTAATTGATACTTTTGAAAATTATGTACAGGTACTATCAATCTAAAAGTGCTTGGGACTGCATTTGCTGTACCATTATCTCGATGGGGTGGGAAGAATCCCCCTGCATCCAATTTAAGAAAATGACACCTTCCGTGATCAGGAAAAGTGTCTAATAAAATATTCAATTCTGGAATAAAATTAACTATATCAGTTCTAATTTTAAAATCAAGTTCGTGATATTGGGTATTATTTAAAATATTGAATTCCCTAAGAGAATCCAAATCTGGTATACCTGAATATGCGCCATCAAGACTGGTCACTGACAACCCTTTTCGATTTACAGTTTTTCTTGGATTATATTGCACCCAACCGTCATGGTTAAAAAGATGAGTCGTAGAGTTTTCTAAATTCCATAAAGGAAAATCTAATTCTATGATTTCACCAAAATTAACTATAACATCTGTAATATTAGCCATTTTTATCTTTGAATCGTTCTCGAACTGATATGGGTCGCAAATCTAAATCAGTTGTTACATCTGTTTTTTTTCTAATTATACCAGAGAAAAATGTATTAAACCCTATAGTATATCTTATATCTGGATCAATATTAGGGGCGGTTTGATGAGTCAATGAGCTGGGAAATATTATTAATTTCCCTTTTACGGGATTAATTTTTCCAGTTATAACACTGGGACTTCTTTCCAAAGGCAGTATATCACTACCTCGAAGTATTTCATTATTTCCCATTTCAAAATATGGATTTTTATAGTAAAATACAGTTTCTGCTTTTTTATGTGAAGTAAGATAGAGTATACCACTTAATATTGAGTTTTGATGTGTATGTATATGATGTCTTTCTGTTCTAGAAGATTTATTAATCCAACAAGTTGTTATGGGTAATGACAGTCCATCTTTAAAATATAATTTATTGACTTGATCTATACATTGGTCAAACCAATCAAATAATTTTTCATCAAAATAATAGTCTTGAGCAGCAAGGAAATTTAATTGACTTTTAGTAAAATTTGAGGCTAAGACTTGATCAATGACCTCCTCAATTAGGAGTTCATCTTGACATTGAAATTCGTAAATTGGGATTGAGAGAAGATTATTAATGATCACGATAATTTTTGTAAATTTAATGTGTCCAACATACAATGGAATATCTTGTTCCTTTTGTTACAGTATTAACACGATGAGGGTAAGCAAATAATGAAGGAAATATAACAATATCCCCCGCATCTAATTTAATTATTTCATCCCCCCATAATACAAATTCACCTCCTTCGAATTCATTGTTTAATAACCCTATTGCCGAAAGTATAGGAATTCCTTTAATAGTTCCATCAAATAGAGAATATATATGGTCAATGTGAATAGACATTTTAGTATTAATATCATATCTGTTTAAAACAGGATAAGAAAATCTTTCTATTTTAGACATATATGAAATTGCTAAATCCTCAACATATTTCTTAAAGACATTACTAATTATTGGACACAACTCTAGTCTAGAGATTGGATCTATTGAAGATCGTAAAAATTCAGCATCATCATTATCTTGAGTGTGAACTTTGTTATATCCTGCCCATACATGTTTTTTCCATGGATATGTTTCTGAACATTCAATTATGTTGCTACATAATTTTTCTGGTATAACTTTATAAACTTTTACTAGGTCAATAAGTTTAGAGTTTTTATTTAACATTGATATCGTTTGTATTTTATTAAATATTTATATGCTAGTAAAACTCGAATGGAAGAAAATCTATTATATCTGGAGCAATCATCTTTGGCCTAATAGATCAGTCATAGAGCCAACCAGCGCCATGTGCTACCTTAACGGATACGATATAGTTAACATGCAATCATTATCCACATTCTATGGTTATATTTTAGAGGATCATATTGTAGGAGTCAATAGCGGTCATGCTTGCCCTAATCAAAATAACTATAGATCTAGGGGATTATGGGTTGATCCCAATTATAGGGGTCAAGGCATAGCTCAAACACTATTAAAAGCAACTATAGAGCAAGGTCATCGAGAAGGATATGATCAAATATGGAGTTATCCTAGACGGTCCAGTTGGCCTACTTATCAAGCTGTGGGATTTAAGTTAAGCAGTGATTGGGCATCAAGTGAAACCAGTGAAGCTAATGCTTATTGTATTTTAGATTAAAATTTTATTTAACACGAAAATTTACATTAAGAACTCTTCTAGTATGTTCGCTAGGCCATGATCCAGTGTGATATCTATTACTATAAAACATAACGGCCCTTGATTTTTTTGGAGATATTCTTTGACTTATTGTTTTCTTTGCTGGATTAGGCGAACTGCCATAATATTCATCAAATATCACGGTATCACCATCACAATCATTGATATAGTAGATAAGAATTTTAGTTTTTAAACTGTTCATATCTGTATGGGGTAACCCATATTTTTGAGTTTTAATTCCAATTGGAGTGGTGAGATTAAAATACATTCGTTCAAATATATCAACTTCTACTTTAAAAGCTTCTTCTATAAGAGATTTTAAATTATAAAGATGTGATTCATACACTGAACTATATATTTTTCGTCTTTCCATAATCAAGTGACGAAATTGACCAACATTTAAGTGTTCTATATTTTCATCATTTTTTCTAAATTCATAAGCAAGTTTACGATTATCAAACTCAGGTTGAGGTTTATAAAACCATTTAATATCCATGCTTAAAGTCAGTGCTTCTAGTAATCTTTCTTGAAGTTTAGGAAAAAAATTATCAACAATTATTATATCTGACATTTAAAATTTATGGCTGTTTAAAAAGGAATTTTAGATTTTGGTAATTTACGTAAACTGTCTTTACGTACCAAACATTCTCTACGATTAGTTTCTCGCAATACTCGTAGATATTCAATGCCGTCAATTAGTCTGACGTCATCGAGATTAGGACAAATGAATCTTTCTTTGTTTACAATGTTTTCAAAGTAGGTATTTTTCATTATTATCTCCTTGAATTGGGCAGGGGTATAGGGACTCGAACCCCAACGAACGGAATCAAAATCCGGTATGCTACCATTACATTATACCCCAATTGACTGGTGGGTCTACCCGGACTCGAACCGGGAACTCTCAGATTAAAAGTCTGATACTCTGACCAATTGAGTTATAGACCCTCTTCTCACAAATAAATATTATCATGTATATTATACTACTATGTCAATCTTGTCATTTTATTTTGATTAAATTATTTGATAATGATGCAACGATCAAATGGTTTGACCTAGCTTCTAAAATGAAATTTGATAAGGGATGTTTTGAATCAGTTCACCATACATTATCAAAAGAAAACCGAGACATAGTAAAATACATGTTTTCTGTTCAAACTTTATGGAATGATATTAAATCTGCTTTGAAACAACTAACTAACCTTGGTTTTAAAATTCCTTTTGAAATTCCTGATATATACAATTTTGATCAAAATACATTAAATCTACTACATAGGTTTTATACATACAATGTTATCTGGCATCATGATATGAATTCACTAGAAAATTATGAAAACCCATTTGATCCAGATTTTAAAACTGATTATGATTTTGATAAATGGCATGAAATAATAGATGTAATTAATCGATCTGTCCATAATTTAGAAAAATTTACTGAAACTGTTAATAAAGTAATACTAACAACTTATCCATTACACACAATTCATGTTTTTATGACCCAATCATCAAGTCATAAAAATTGGGTTGGTTTTAATTTAGAAGAACAAAAAGAAAATTACAAATATCGTCAATATCTTATCACTGACAAGCCATTAGTATTATTGGATAATTCTATTCTCGGTAAATCATATTTACAATCTTTTTTAGAGCATGATGATCCTACATGTAAGGACTGTACTGGCCGATCAGGAAGTTTTGGCGGCTTTCATATAGATCTTACTAAGAATAGAAGTAAAATATATAATTCCTCAAAATTTAAAAAATGGATTCTTGATTATAATATAGTAAATCCTCCTTTAGAATTTCCTATTGGGCAGGTCATCGATTACAGTATGGATTCCTTAGAAGATCTACATTTAAAAGAAATAGATTTTAAAATTGATGACGTGATTTTTTCAAAAACTATCTAATGGTGCCTCCACCTGGATTTGAACCAGGGACTTCCACCTTATCAAGATGGCACTCTGACCAACTGAGTTATAGAGGCAATTGGCGGTCCGTACGGGACTCGAACCCGTGATTTCTTACGTGACAGGCAAGCGTCTTAACCAACTCGACTAACGAACCAATGTGACTATGGCTACCCCGCACGGATTTGAACCGCGACTAAGAATTTTGGAGATTCACGTGCTGCCGTTACACTACGGGGTAATATTCTTACAATTATTAAAATGCCATCTTTTAATAATTCTTTCTCCACCTTCTTTCCCACAATGTGGGCAAGTAATTATCTTATGTTTTATACCTAAATTAGCTTCTCGAAGTTTTTCTTTATGGGATTCTGATTTAGGTACACCTTTATGTAATTTTGATATATGTTCCTTATGTCCTAGTGGGTTAGTTTTTGCCCAATTATTAGTTGAGCATTTTTGTCTTTTTTCTTCTGTAGTAATTTGCTCAAATGCAGATTGTTGTATCTTTTTAATTGTTTTAGAAGAATGTTTTCTACCAAAAAATGCTCCAACAATACCTGGATTCCCTCCAGACCCCCCAACCTTAAGATTATAGGTAATTGGATTTTTGACAAATTCTTCGTTTACAATTTCTCTTTCTTTATCAAACATATTCTGTTTATTTTCAAAAATATATAAGATTTCCTTAGTAAAATTATCTCTTCCGTGTTTTTTAATAGCAAAGGTTAAATGTTTTCCTGATCCTAGGTACTCATCATTTACATCTTCAGTACAATGACAACCTATATAGTACTTTCCATCTAACTTGTTTGTAGTTTTGTAAATTATGTATTTCATATAGATATTTATACAAGACTACCGCACTGCCATTATACTACACCGGCATAAAATTGGCTCCCCGACCTGGGATCGAACCAGGGACCGACGGATTAACAGTCCGGCGCTCTACCGCTGAGCTATCAGGGAATAAATGGTGGAGGAGACAGGGATCGAACCTGCGACATTTTGGTTGCAAACCAAACGCTCTCCCAACTGAGCTACACCCCCATTTTTTGGTAGTAGACTAGGGATTCGAACCCTACCGTTCCAGCCCATCTGACCAGTCTCCAGAGTTTATAAGTCTCCGCCGCACACCAGTGCTGTCTACCATATTTCTATCATTTCTTGTATAAAATTACCTTTTAAATTATTGGAATAAAACTTAAACTATCTGTTCTATCTAGAGAAGTTAATATATCAAATCCTAATGTTATTCTAGTATCAGTATAAGGTGTATTAACTACAACTCGATGGGGGTTATTTCCTAGACCAATATAAATATTTCCTGGTTTACTTTGTATAGAATATTTTTTAAACTCAATAGTAGTATCTTTTGGATCTATGCTGATATATCCATGATATAAATAAGGATGATCATGCCAATCTAATACTTCATCCTGCTTGTGATAATTTAACCAAGACTGAATCCAATAAGAGTTGGGAATTTCTTTTTGATCTTTTATATAATCTTTAACCACGAAAATTAAATCTTTATAAATTTGATAAAATAATTCACTTCCAGCAGCTAAAGAAAAAATATTATATATCTTGTAATCCCAGGTAGAACCATTTTTACTATCCTTAAACATATTTCTATATTTAGAATGATGCATCCTGCCTTCAAATTTAATTGCTGTAAATGTATTAGCTATAAATTCTGAATTGTAAATTCTATAGTTCATTTCTATATTATTTTCAATTAAATTAATCATATAATTTCCTTTACCATATTGAAACACACTAACCTAATGTATTTGAATATGGTGTCAGTGTTGCTGACTAAGGAATCCCGACGCCCAGTGCTAAGAGAACACCTATTCGTCACCCTACTCTTACCATATGGAAACACACTAACTGCTCTGTTACCACTGTATGCCTACAGCTTGTATCCATTCATCTAATGTGTTTCCGTATGGTGGGTAGCCAGGGAATCGAACCCCGTTGCCGCTAAGGACCACAGATTTACAGTCTGCTGCATTCACCAATGATGCTCGCTACCCACGAAAAATTCACTTGTTGTTAAAGAGCTTTTGTTACAAACAAAGTAGTATTATATAGTCACTACTCGCTCTTGTCAATGCTGGATGTGAAAATAACTTGATCTTGTTCATCCAAAACTTCATACTGTATGGGCTCTGGCTCAAGTGCTAATTTTAATGCCTCAATGGCCGAATCAGCTACTGCTCTTCCCTGACTGTTCTGTTTGAAAGCCACACGTAACCACTCTAGTGCTTCTAGAGCTTCACGCATGGCTTCCTGACTCATTATAGTTCCATTGCTTGGTAGTCTGCTTTACCTACTCCGCATTCTGGGCATAGGAAATCATCACCCAACTCATCCCACTTACCTTCTGTTTCTTCGTCGTGGACATGGCCACATACAACGCATACGTATTCCATTATTGGACCTCCTCTAACATCTTTTGATAGGCGGTGGCATGACGTTGCTCCACGCTCTTCAATGCGGCAAATCGTCTTTCTGCCTTGGCTAAAACTTTGGCAAATTCAGCGGCGTGTTCGCGGCTTTCTTCAATCTGTGAAGTTGCTTCAATCACTGCGGCAGTGTTACCTTCGTGTACAGCATCATCTCTGAAGTTGGGATACATTGTGGTAAACTCATATGTTTCACCTTCAATGGCCTTTTGCAAACACTCTTTGGTACTTGGTGTGCCAATTAGCAATTCCAAATGACCCCAAGCGTGTTTGAGTTCTTGATCTGCGGTGTGCTCAAAATGACGAGCAACATCTTCAAACCCTTCAGCACGAGCAATACGAGCAAAATAACGATATTTGACATGTGCTTGGCTTTCACCGGCCAATGCACTTTCTAAGTTTTTAATTGTAATAGACATAATGTTTCCTTTTAGTGTGTCAGTGTTTGTACTGATGTATTATTATATAGCAGTTTAATTTGACAAATCAATAGTATTTTAGTAGGTTCTGTTATGATATTTTTCAATAACTGTTATTGGAAAAATCAATTAAGCATTCTAATCAAATTTTCTCTAAATGACAACTTCATGCTCAATTCATATGGATACATGTCATGTGCTATGCCCAATATAACTTTGTTGTCAGTATCTTTAAAGTCAGCCAATTGATTTGGTTTAAACTCAAAAGTCAATGTGTGTACACTGGTTGTTGGATCAGTGCTAGTGTCATTATTGCCATGTGCGTAAACTCGTTCGTTGCCGGCAATTCTAATGTACACAGTTTTTTCTATATTTGATAATTGTTCAACTCTAATTTTTTTAGTTTCTTTATCTCCGTGATCAAGAACCAATTTGCCCAATAAGATTGCTCCGCCACCGCTTTCAAAATAAACTTTGGCATTAGTGCCAATAAATACAAAATTTTCAAACATTGTTAATCCTCCAGTAATTTTTTAATAATAGTTATATCTTCCAATACACTGGCAATATTTTTCATACGTTGTGTATCTTCTTTGGTAGCGTTATTTTTAAATCTATTACAACGTTCGCAGATAATCCAAAAGTTATCTATGCTATCTAAGCCGCCTTGACTTTTGGGAATGATATGATCGGTACTGGGCGTTTCATAATCCTTTTTATCAGTATTATTTTTGCCCAGTCCATAGTTCAATTTACTCTTACAACAAGGGCAATGAACTTTACACAGTGTCAAAAAGGGTTCAAATTCTACGCCCCATTTGACACTGTTATGTTTAGCCCAAATTGGCCTTAGATCACCTGTCCTACATACATCTGCAAAAAAATCTTTGTTAATGTAAGTTTTTGAGTTGTATTTAGGATACAGCATGATTTAGGCTTCTTCTGTTTCCAACTCGTCCTCTTGTTCTACTTCATCTTGCTTTTGAATTAGAGGAATAGTAATGGGGAAGGGCTTCTTAACAAAAGGTTTGCCAGTTTCTTGTTCATAAACATCAATGATACCGCTGGCAACCTGTTCACGATGTCCCATACCTTTGTAGTTAGTTGGATATGTTACTACAAATTGATCATGAATATAGGCATGCAAATCCTTGCTGTTTTCAAATCTATTTGAGCAATGATAGAACAAGTCATTAAATGTGCTATCAAATTCTTTTTCAGGAATAATTTTGCTATCACCCATGATTTGCAGTACTTTAAGGAATCCTAACATAGTAGGAGTTTCAATGCGATCGTTGGGCCAAAACTGACGCAGTTTTGACAAGACCAAAGTTAGCGGGCCACTACCATAATCATCGTATGCTTCGTTAAGGTGACTAATGTGCGTGATGCAACCTGGACTACGCTTTTTGTAAGCAGTTTCACAGTTGGCATCAGTGACTGCTTTTTCTACAGCAATGGCATTGCGATCACCCATCATGATTTTTTGTTTATGGATAAAGTATTTGGCCATGGGCTCACTGTCAGTGTTTAGTGCCAATAGCTGAATGGATTCCACATTTTCGTCAGTGCTTTCAACAAAAAAACAAGGCACTTCGGACAAAAGACCATATTTAAGAAGCCAAACAGTCATATGCTGTTGGCCATCTGAGCCATAGTACCTGTCGTCTACTGGATCATAACGGCATTGCAAGGGCGTAACGCACATCAAATCCCACTTTGTGAGCAGCTTTTTCATGTGCTTTGGCTCGGGCCAACGTTGACGTTTATAGTTAATAAAAATCTTATGTGCTGGCACCCAAGCAAATTTTAAAACGTCTTTATAAACATTGACATTGGGCATTACCGTTGGGATTTTTTGTCCAAGTCGTTTACTGACTTGTTTGGCAACGTCCGCCAATGGCACACGTTTATCTGCTAGTCCTGAGCTAGGATCAAATGGGGTAAGATTTAAGGTCGAAGCGGTCATGTTAAATTTCCTTCTGTTATCAACTAGGGAATATGTTAGTTTTGAACTCTTCCTAACATTTAACTATTATACGTTATCACTGGCTCTAAGTCAAGACTTTTTGGCCTTTCTTTTAGATTTTTTCTCTGGGACGATATCCAATTCAGCAACTTCTTCCTCTATGATACGTAGTTCTTCTCGATCAATTACACGTTGAATGATCTCAGTGACCAATTGATTAAGAGTAATATCACGTTCATGTGCCATGCTCATTAGTCGAAACAGTTCATCCTCGCCTAGCTCTAAAGGAATTTGGACACGAGTGTCATAGTTTCGGTCTTCCACAATGGCTTGAGCCTTTTCCAACCAATCTTCTTCTACGTCCAAATCACACCAATTGACATCATCCCATGCTTCCTTGTCTAAATCATTTCGATGATCTGGATGAGTAAAACGATAAGCACGATTGTTCTTATAGTCACAGACCTGTACACTATATACTGTTTGGTCCTTGGTATTAAAAATAATACAAAGACTGTGTCCATCTTGGTCACCGTTCCAATAGTCTAAACTATAGGCACCGGGAGCAAAGCCGTTCCATGTACTGCCTTCGCAGATACGATAGCTGACAATTTCCATAAATTGTTTTAGGGTAATCATATTGATCCTAGTTAAAAACTATATTATACACAAAAAGAAAGGGCCTGTCAAGACCCTTTCTGGTTAGTTAGGTAACAAGGTTAACCTGTAGTTGTTGCACCCTGGCTTGGATGCCAAGCACCGTTGGCAAACACCATAGTAGTCACTGT